GTTCGTTTACGCTCATTATATAATAAAGGTTGTGAATATAATCGTCAAATTTTAGAAATAAAATTGGAAGGTTATACCGTACAACCGTTTATTAATTATTTGCGTGAATTGAAGAAACTTGTGGATAATCTTGAAGATTTTCACAAAGCTAAGCATCGTGATTCAAGACCTTGTTGGGTGTATCTAGTGGGTGCTTCTCGCATGGGTAAGACAATATTTTCGCAATTATTAACCAAGATGATGTTGGCGAGACGTGGAATGAATTACGATAAATATTCAATGTATGACCGTAAATTCACGAATCGTCAACACTTTTGGGATGGTTATGACAATCAATATTGCACAACCTGTGATGACCTTTTGCAGCAAACGAATGATGATACTCTTGCTGACCAAATTATGGACTTGCTCTATATGTGTAATGAGTATCAGAATCAGTTGAACATGGCTGATTTAGCTGATAAAGGTAAAACGTTTTTCACTTCTAAATTGCTGATTACAACAACCAATCGTTTAGCGATAAATGACATTCAAGGAGTCATTGATAAACGTGCATTCCAGTATAGACGAGATTTTGTTTTGAGAATGCGAATTAAACCTGAATATCATAATGGTACTGGTGCTCCTGATTGGGAAAAAATTCGTAAGCAATGTAAGACAAATTTGCCAACTGATTGTTGGTTATTTGATCTTTTGCCTAAGGATTTTGACACAATGGCCTGTACCCTTGATCAAGCTGTGTCAGCGACGTTTACTTTTGAGGAGATAATAGAGATGGTTGATCGACGTATTGAGGATTATGCCACAACGGAAAACACAATGGAACTGGTTATGAATGCCCCTGTTATTCCTAGAGAAAAAACTGCATATTTGGATTTGCCAAAATGTAGTGAGATTGGGAATAAAGCTCTAACCATGGTCTGTCCTGAAGTTGATGAGATGTTTGAGAACAATGAAATTGAGAAGTTGTTTGCCCCCCCGGAGAATGTTGAGAAAGAGATTTTGGAGAGTTTGGATGAAGGTGAGACGCAAATGTTCCATTATTCACGTGGACCCGTGCCCTTGGTTTTACAATTTACCCGTCTTTTTATGAATTTTAGAAGATCCATCCCCCATGCTCCAACACGTCATGGTGGTGAGTATCAGTGGGATGAAGAAGAGATGGAAGGCGAGCCTATTTTCCCTGAGAGAGATCTTGCCCAATTGATTTTAAGTTTCAAGTACCAATATACATCAGACATGAATTTCCTTGTCCAATTTGCTATGAGATTGGCTGGTGATATTGTTGGTGAACTTGACGATGATCCTGTGAAAATAGTGAAAGGAATGCGTGAGGCATGGAAGACGAGAGTTGAGGAGAGTGGTGGTACAATACCCTTGATTCCTTTTGAATTGAGGAAGGCTTCAGAAATGATATGTGGCCCTAGTTGCACATATCCGTGTAGGCACCACTCAGAAGACGAGATCCTTGAGGGCTTCTTTTTACCGTTTGTCAAATTTGCAATTTTAGAATTGTATTTTGGATATATTCTTTGGTCAAATTTTATCGACTCCGATAGAGTCTATTTACTCCAGTCTCTTGGAAGTTTTATAGCCGCTGTCGATTCTTGTTGGCACAAGTGGATGAATTACCGAGCAAATATATCTCAAGGTTCGAATTTTAATATTTCAAATTGGTTGAATTCTTGTAAGATGGAAGCTGTTTCGTTTAAATATGAAAAGACGAATTTCGGGTACGTCATTAGTGAGATTGAAGATCCGCCAGCCCGTACGCAAGGATTATGGACACAACTTGGTATGGCTTTCACTTGGACCACCGGCACAGGTGCATCTGTTCTTTCTGGTGCTCTTTTCATGCTTGGATTTACAGAATTGTGGGATTCGATATTCATGTCAATGTCAATGATGAAAGTCGCTTATAATCTCTTTATACATGAGGGACCCTGGGCTGTTTTTATCAACACCATTAAACTCTTTGTTAAAGAGCATGCTTGGCTTAAAAGTTTCCTTCTTGGTATTGGCGCCCTCGCCCTTTCTTTTATTTTCTACAAGTTTGTAGCAACTCCAGTGATGAACAAGTATTATCAATTGGAGTGGAAAGAAATTGAAAGATTTCGAGAAGGAGACTTTATCACCATTGAGTTGAAAAATGATGAACTAGCTTTAGTTCAAGGTATTAACTCTGGTGATTTTGAGACGAAGAAACACCCCGCTAAGAAAGTTGTTAAAGTTCACCCGAAATTAGCTAGTGTTCAGAGCGCTATCACTCAAGCGGCGTCTAAAGGTAGACCTGATCCAAACTTTGAGGATGTTTTGGTGCACAAATTGTTCCGTAATTTGGTGCACATTTCTCATTGTGTTCGTAACGAGAATGGTGAGTTGGAGGAGGTTGCAAGACAACATGGTTTGTTCGTGGAGGGACGGCAGGTTCTTACAACAAAACATTTTTGGGCATGCACTTATGATGCCCTGCGCATAAAGTTTATTAATGGACATGTTCTGGAAATTGACAAAGGCGAGTATTAAATATTTATGTGGCCTGAGACTGATGTTGCGACATTGAACCTACCGAGGTATGTTGCTGAAAGGCCGAAAATTAGTCATCTCTTTGTCGATTTGCGTGATGCGGAAAGGGAGTTTAACCAGGTTAAACTCATAACGTGGAAGGAGTTAGAGGAGAACATTTTGTATGATATGCGCGACGTTAATCAATTCACGAGAGGCTCTTTTAATGCTCGTGACACCGTTGGAAACCTTTTTAAGGTAGTTAACGGCTTTCATGGTGAATGTATGACGCGTGATGGAGAATGTGGTGGTGTGTATGTGGCTTATGATTCGAAAGCGAACAGAAAGCTACTTGGTATACATACAGCGTATCATCATACAAAAGGAGCGTGTGGAGCATGGGTTACGGAGGAAAGATGGAAGGAGCATAAATTTCCTGAATCTCCGTTAGATATACCCACTGTTGAACCAGCTTTGACTCAGTGTTTTGTGCAGGATGTTCCTTTTGGCCCTGAGATTGCACAGGATCTGAATGTTCTTGGGTTATCAGAAAAAGCTCAGCTGATACCACAAGAGTCAAAAATCGTTCCAAGTTTGGTACATCAAGAGTTAACTCCTTTTGTATCATTACCTGCTCTTTTAACTGACACGGTTGTGGAGAAGCGTGACGGGAACGTTGTGTTGGTTCAACCACTAAAGAAGGCTGTCCGAAAGTGGGCTAGAAAACCGCATAAAATGCCAGCTGATGGCAAGGAAGTTATGATGGAGATCATTGCTAACTTACCTTTTGAATGGGGTAAACCTGATAATACATTTAAAAGTGTTGAGTCAGATGATATCGCTATTAATGGAAAGGAGGGAACTGCAATGGAACCTATCGAAGTAAAGACGTCCGCTGGCATACCTTACACCGAGATGCCCCATAAACTTGGTGGTAAGAAGGACCATCTTATCAAGGATAGTGATGAGGGCGAGAGATTGCACTATCATCCTAGTACCTTTTTGGAGGATAGGCTCAAGATGAGAGAGGAGATGGCCAAAAATGGTATTCGCTTCGAGACCCGTTGGGGTGATTGCCTAAAAGATGAACGCCGGCTTCTAGAAAAAATAGAAGAGGGTTCAACTCGCTTATTTTGTGTAGGCCCCCTTGACTACACAATTTGTTGTCGTAAATATTTCATGCGTTTTGCAAATCACTGCATTATGAATCGACATCGACTTCCTATGCAAATAGGCGTCAATCCTGATGGATCAGAGTGGAGAACACTTTGGCTGAGATTAAACCGTAGAGCGCGACGCTCCGGTGTGAATTTTATAGCTGGTGATTTTTCAAACTTTGATATGTCATTATTGATTGCCTTAACAGAAGGAGTTGGTGAAGCTATCATAGAGTGGTTTAAAATGTGTGGATCGACTGAGGAAGAAACGAGAGTTCGTAGAGTCTTATTGCAAGAAATTTATCGATCAATAAGAGTCAACGGGCGAGTGGTTTATGAGTGCCTACAAGGTGTCCCTTCAGGACATTTCCTCACTGCGCTATTTAATTCTATTTTGAATTATGTTATAGTGAAAACTTGTGTTTTCTATAATGCGCGGAAGAAAGGAATTACCATGAATCATGAGATTTTCGCTGAATTGTACGATTGTGCTATGGTTGGAGATGATCATATAGTTGCCCAAGATGAAGAAATTGATTGGTTTGACCAACAAGTCCTTCAGGAAACTATAGCCTATATTTTTGGTATGGGATATACAGATTCGACCAAAGCTGCAAAAGTAGCTAAGTTCACAAAGCGAGATGAGTTGACCTTCCTTAAGCGATACTTCCGTGAAGAAGCAGGATACGTATTCGCACCACTGATGGAATACGTATTAGAAGAAGAGATCAATTGGATTCGGAAGAATGACGACGATGAGAAAACTGCTACTTGGAAGAACATGGATGCTTCGTTGCGAGGTTATATGCATTGGGGTCGAACTAAGTTCGAGTTCAAAAAGACGCAATACAATTACCTTGCCTTCAAATTTGGGATTCCCCCATTCCCTCTCAAATTTGAAGTATTACTGGAGGAGTGGAAACGCCGGTAGGCGACCAACGTTCGTGCATGAATGGTCTTTTAGCTGCGTTTCCCATTCATGTAGCTGCTTGGTGATACAATATGCGCGGTGCGCTAATTAAAGAAACCTGTCATTGTTGGAGTATGAGGATAACCCAACATTGAAAGACATGCCTCACTGATCAAGTACAAACGAGTCAAGAGAAGTCAGCTGGTACTTCTAATAATATCGAGAACCAGACATCGACTCTGCAAGGAGCCGGAATTGAGAAAACGGGACTTACAACTTTAGCTTTTGATTCCATAGAAGAAAAGCAAGTTGCTAATGCATCGCTGATCCACCAATTGGATGCATTGAACCCGTATCAGAGCCAGAATTTGAAACAAATCCTGGGGAGGATGAACAAGATAAGAGATTTTTCTTGGTCTTCTGCTGTTGTAAGTGGAACTAAAGCTGCGTCAATTCATTTGCCGCAAGATTTATTTCACCCACCGCAAAGTACCATCAAGAACGTTCCTTTGGTTTCCAGGCTAGCTGGTTACCGTTATTTTAGGGCTGGAGTCAAACTTCGTATGACTGTAAATGCTACCCTATTCCATAGTGGAAAACTCATGTTTACATGGATGCCCCACTATCGGTCAGGAATGACTATTGATGCCACCAAGAATTCAACAATGTATCAGGCTGCTAACAACCGCCCGATAATCTTAGATGTTCCTTCAAATTCTTCACTAGTTATGGACATTCCATGGATAACACCATTTCAATGGATAGACCTTGATCGCTATGTAGCCAATGCTGGCACATGGGATGATTACATTGGTCTCGTTGATATTTGGGTCCTACATCCATTAACGAATGCTAGTGCAAGCTCCCCGTCACCTTCGATCGTGAATGTGACAATTGAAGCTGCATTTACGGATGCAGAAGTTGCAGCATTTATGCCAACTACTTATATTTCACCAACAGCCGCAAATGATTTGGCTACCTGTCAAATGGAAGTCATTGAGAAATCGGCTAAAGGTATTGTATCTGGAGTTAGTCAACTCGGTTCGCATATAGCTCACACAGTAGCCTCGATTCCTGTGTTAGCTGAAGCAGCTTCAAAGACCTTAGTCCACACTGTAGATGGTTTGGGACTTAATAAACCAACCGGTGTGGCCAGTGCCCAACCTGTCAATCTTTCGCTAGCTCCCGATTTTTCATTCGGAGAAGGACTTGACTATTCTTCCAAACTGTCAATGGTTCCCTCAGCAGTAGTGGCAACGGACCCCAGCCTCTATTCAGAAGGAGAAGACATGATGGATATCTATAAAATCGCGCGGACCCCTTCGTTGCGATATACTTTTACTGTGACTTCAGCATCTGCTGTAGGCGCGATAGTACACACAGAATGTTGTGATCCAATGTACTGTTCACCGGAAGCAACTGAAGAAGGATTGTTTGCCCCCACATACGTTTCGTGGGTTTCACTTCCCTTCACTTATTATTCAGGAGGCCTCAAATGGTTCCTGATGATCACTGCCCCTAAAACAGTGACAGCAAAATTGCGTCTGTCTTGGACGCCAAGTGAAGTGAATGATGTTGACCAATTTGCCCTTTTGGGAGGTGAATTTCCTTCACGTATAATAGATATAACCGGTTCAACCCAAACAGAGTTCACTACTCCGTTTATGTCCCCATATACTGTTTTACCAGTTACTACTTTTCAACGTGATACGAATCCCGTGTATTCTAATTACTTGAATAGTGGTTTCTGGCAATTAAGTATTTTGAACCCAGTTACTGGAAGCACTTCTGCAACGTCAGTAATCCATATTGCTATATGGAAGGCTGCTGCAGAAGATTATCGGCTTTACAAGCCGCGAGAGATTATGGACCACTTTGTTTCACTCTCATCAAAGGAGAAAGATTTGACTGAGTATTCTGATGATGATGATGACGCCACAGTTCAGTGTGACGTATGGAACTTTTACAAGAAGCAATTTATGCCAATTGTTCCTGTGAATTTTGTGACCCATGAGAAGATTTGCTCTGGAGAGAGCGTTTCAAATTTGAGAACACTAATGCATCGTTATGTGTTTATTGATTCGAAAAACGCTACTGCTTCCAGTGCTCAGAAATTCGATACTGTGCCTTTTCCCGGGTATCACCCTGATGGTGTACCTAACCAGCACTGGTATTGGTTACAACTTTTCTATTTTTGGAGAGGTTCGCTGAGATTTAAGCTTTTGTTTAAGCAATCAACATCTCTCGCCCTCCCAAATAATAGTTGTGGAATTGGTCGTGTTGTGTTGCAGACAACAAACACGCCAGTCGCAGTTGAAACTGATACTCCATGGAACACTTTCAATGGTGCAACAGTGTATCATACTGATTACAGACCTTCTGTAGAATTTGAGATCCCATGGTATTACCAAACGCTCTTTGCAACGGTTTTACCTTTTGATTCTCCTAATTCACCTGTCCCCCCAGATGACAGGTTATCAGTTCCCGGTTTTACACATTATCGAGTACAGAACAATGGAACAACTCTGCAGACATCTCCCTCCTTTGACATGTATATGTCAGTAGGTGATGATTTCTCTATGGGCTTTCTTTCGGCACCCCCCCTGGTGCAGCAAGTAGCCATGAACAAAATTAAGGTGACAACGACCTTGAGAGACAGCAACTCTCAGAACCGCAATCTTCATTCAAAAGAACTACGAGTCAAAACTCGCAATCCTAAGCGAGGAACAAAGACACATCAGTAAAG